TTAACGACCCCCACTCTCAATCCTCGCAAACGCTTCTCTTAGGTATTTGATGTCCGCACGGATCTCTGTCACCAGTGCGACCTGATCCAAACGATCCGCACGGCGCTCAAGTTCCGAACGCTCCAGATTAACGATCCGACGCTCAAACTGGTCCTGAATCGTCTTAATTTCTTTTTGAATATTCTCCTGCGTGACCTGCACCTGTCCCCATGCCATCGCCATTGCCGCCACCATCCCCAGGATGGTTAGGATATTGCCAAGCGAAATGTCCGCGCGGAATTTTGGCCGCCGCTCATGATTGTCGCTCATCTCACTTCCCCGCTTGCAGAATTGTTCGAAATTCATCATGCCAGGCGGCACACCGCCGGACGCGTGCGTTGGCGCGGCCGAGCGCCTGGTCGGTCTTGATCAGGGCCACATCCAGCGGCTCGCCTTCCTGAACGCCCGAGCGCTCCTGACGCCGGCAGTCATGCGGCAGAGCCGGATCCGGCAGCGCCTCTGCCGCCGCTTTGCCCAACCGGTCGCCGGCCTCAATCGCACGGTCTTCAACGGTGGCGCAGCCGCTCAAGAAGAGCGCGGTCAACAACAGCATCCACGGTCGATTCATAGCTATCCAGCTCCAGTGCCTGGCGGGTCTGCAAGGCTTCGGCCTCCTGCAGCTGCCGTTGAAATTGAAAGTTTGCGGCTTCAAGGGCCGCCGCGCGGTCCTTGAGCACCTTCAGCTCCGCCTCGGCAGCCGCCAGCTCGACCCGGGACACAAGCCCCTCCTTGGCGGCCGCCACCGCGACGCGCTTGTCGAGGACGTGAAACCCATAGAGCCCGATCGCCAGGGCCAGCACGGCAATCGCGATCGCCGCCCGGCGCCAGCCGATGGTTTTGCCGATGAAGGTTGAAACAGCTGTCCAGATCATTCGGCATATCCTTTCGGTGGCATGCTTGGATCTGCGTCACGCATCCCCTGCCCGCCGAGCGGCAGCTGCTTTGCCGCAGCGTCCAAACCAAAGGCGGCAACGCCGAACCCGAAGATCGGCAGGGCCAACAACTCAGCCCACTTAAATGCGCTGGTCGCACCGCCCGTCAGCAGATCAAAGATGCAAAGGAGCATGAGAAAGCCGAACATGATGACGGCCACTTCCCGCTTGAAGGTCTTGGTCATTTTCGGAGCCTCCTAGCGGGTCGCAGCGAAGTCAGCTGGCGCGACACTGCCGGCCCGAAGCGCCGGATACTGGCGGAACGGGAAGGTTTTCGGCCAGCGGTAGGCGATGAACTTGCTTTCCGGAAACGAGCTGATTGTCACAGCGTTTTGCTGATTGCCGCCCATCAGATGCACCCGGCGGCGCTTGGCGTCATAGCCAACGACAATCCCCACATGCCCTGCTCTCGGAGACCAGCGGATAACCCCGATCGATGCGACGAGCGGCCCACCGGCATCAATCCCGAAGGTCTTCCAGGCCTGCGCCCAGAACGGATTAGACGGCACCGGCTCATCTGGAAGGGTTTTCACGATCGCGGTTTCAACAGCATCGCCGCACCAGGGTAGTTTTGCCGGATCACCAAGAAAGCTGCCAAACCGCAACCAGGCCGACAAAACCCGATTGTCCCGGCCTTCATGCAGACCCATGCGCCGGTTCATTTCCAAAAGCCAGGGCGGCATGGTCTGCTCCGGAACATCCCTTGTGGCAACCCGACGCTTTTGATCCGGATTGATCCGCAAGGCTTTGACCGTGGCAGCATCGGCAATGCCGGTCGGCTTGATGTGCCGCGCGATCTGAAAAGCCTTCAGTGCGGCCGTGGTCTCATTCCCGATGACCCCATCCTCGGCGATCTCCGCACCATGAAGGTTCAGCCGCATCTGCAGCCAGGTTTCAAAGGTCATTTCAGCCTCCTGTCGGTATTCAGGTCATGAAAAAACCCGCCGAAATGGCGGGTTTCTGCTTCTTGATTGCTAATGCAAACTCTACATTTTCTAGTTGAATTCATGATTTTTTAGTGCAACCTTTTCCGTGTAGGAAAAGATGGAGCCATACTATGATCAGGTATTATACTGTGACCGCTTTATTCATTTTTATTGCTGGAAACTCTGCCGCAGCAATTGAGATGACGGAAAACAAAGTAATTCGAAATACGGATTATAAATTACTATTTACGCCGAGCAAAAATCACTTTGTAAAAACATGCCTCATCGGCCCTGATGTTGAGGTTGATTTTGAAGTAGACCAAGGTCCGGGACGAAAGCGCGCTTACTATACACTCAAAAACCCAAACACCATTAGTGAATACGTTTCATGCGCTGAGATAGCGGTAATCGGCGGGCAGGAAATGAAGGCAAAAGTCGACCCCACGGGTGGCAATTCGGCCGCCCTTGTATCAATTGATGCGGCCCTACAACCATAGCAAGATCCTAGTCAGGCAGTGCGCTCGTCTTGCCCGGCGCCGTCCTGCGGCTGCTTCAGCCCGAGATCGGTGGTGCTGCCACCGCTCCGGTTGGCCTGATGCGTCACCCCGTCGATCCGGTAAGTGCCATCCACCCCGTCACGCGCACCACTCAAACTAAAAAGCCCCTCGGCCTGCGCGGTCGGATCCAGATCCAGCGTCACACGGCCTGTGCCGCCTTCGCGCTCAACCTCGCGGCCACGCGCCTCGGCGATCTCTTTGGCGTGCGCCTTGTCGCGCGCAGGCGTGCGCACCAGGTTGACGGTCTCGACTTCTGGACCCGCCGGAGCCTCCGCCTCTTCACGCTTCACCGAGCCCGAGGACCGGTCAAAATAGTCCACCACCGTTTTCTTGAAGATCTCGCGCGTGGAAATCGGTTCGATGTCATAGGAAATGACGTTGCCGCCGCCCGCCTGAAACAGACCTCTCACCAAAGGCAGGCCGTAATCAGCGCCCATTTTGGTCAGGACTGCCTCTGTCCCGCGCAGCTTGAAGGTGCCGCCGAGTTCGCGCGCCAGCTTCTCCCCCATATGGAGAAAACTTTCACCATCGGCGGCCAGGTAATCGCGGACAATGCCACCCAAGTCCGGATCGATCGTCGGGGTAAACCCGGCTTTTCGAGCCAGCTTGGTCAGAAACTCACCGACCGTGCCGTCATCCTGATGCAGCTGCTGCGGCTCCTTCGCCTTGCCGCGTGTATCAAACCCCTTGGCCGAGACCGACAGGCTGCGCCCGCTGTTGCGATTGCCCGAGGCCTTCACGCTGTCGGTGATCCCGTCAAACACCGGAACCTGGTTCAACAGCACTTTCAGGGCGCTGCCCGGTTGCGGCAGGCGGATCTGCCCATCCGTATCATCAAACACCAGGCGGCAGCTGTCGCTGGCCGAACCGGCCTTGTCAGAGACGGTGATCGACATCAGGTAATCGGCCATGTCTTCGGTGGCGGAAACCCCATCCACCTCGACCGCCCAGTCCACACTCCAGGCCATCAGCGCTTACTCTTCTTTTTGGTGGTCAAAAAACTCTATGCGGCCTAGGATTGCAGAATTCGAACAAACTGATTTCAGCATGACCATGACCTCTTCTGACACCCCGCCCACGAAGCCGCTTTGGCCGTTTTCAATTCTCAGCTATTGGATGTCAGGCCAGAAACGTCCGCCACGTACAAATTGTTGGGCTTGCGGCAGCGAAATAAAACCAAATCAAAAATACTGCACCAAATGCGATCACTGGCAGACCTGGCGACGGCATTTCAATTTTTCGACGGCAATCCTGTCGCTTCTGGTCGCCATCATGGGTCTCAGTATTCCTATCCTTGACCGAGTTTCAAACTTCTACACTCCGCTTAAGGCAAGTGGTGTCTTGACATCATTGGACGGCAGCAAAAACCTTGCAATTTACAACGGTAGCCAGCATCCGCTGAGCTTGACCGATAGCGGCTCCTGCCGATTACGCGTCCCTTCAAAAGAACCTAAAACACTTGCAGACTACTTCAAGCCGACAGAACAAACCGTGCGTTGGGTGTTTTCGACAAATCCTGAATTGATAGACCCAAACAAGAGCCGTTGGCTGGATGTCGCTTTCTCAATAGCTAATGTCACGTGGCTGAAATCGCATCGGCTACTTGATGATTCTCCCGAGCTAGCACTCCCGATGACAGAAGATGACTACGAGCCTCCGAGTGAAGAAGCTGCTTTCTCAATGATGCTGATTGGGTTGCCATTCAGCGACTTGGCTTGCGAGATGACGGTCTTTTATCAAGGTGAACTACGAACCATTGAATTAAAAGACAACACATCACTTGAACTAAGGGAGCAGCTGTTCAACTCATGGCCGGCATATGTTGAGAGAATAAAAACCACCCCTCCCCCTGTTGTGCGTTTCTGATATCAGCGCTCTCCAAACAGCGTCACGACCTTGCGGCGGGTTGCGGCCTCGGCCGGCAGATCCGGGATCACCACATCACTGCCCGGCACTAAAAACGGATTGGTCTGTTTCGGATTGAGCGTCAACGCCTCTTCAACAAGATCTTGACCGCGCACGCCATGGCGCCGCCACAGCAACAGATCGAGCGTGATGTTGTCGCCGACAATTCGGATCGTCTCCGGCATCACACACCCTCCAGCAGATCAAACAAGCGGAGCAGCGCCGGGACCGTTTGCTGGCCTGTCGCCCGGTCCTCCGGCACCTTTTTCAAGGTAATGGTGTGGCGCAGCACAAACGGGATTCCATCGCGCAGGATTTCCCGATGCCGCTCTCGGATCCCGGTGATCATGAAACTGCCAAGCTTGGTGCCGTCCCCCCGCATCACAGGCAATGCCGCGCCCTTGACCATATGATCGCGCATGGCTTCCAGCTCGGCCGTACCGCCTATCTTGGTTGGCAGGATCTGGCCGCGCAGGGTCAGAACATCATCGCCCTCGCCCATGAATTCCGCGCCCTTCGGGCCGCGCAACAAGGGTTTTTCGGCAATGTCCGCCTGATGGCTCCGGTCCACCCCGTCAATTGAAAACGGCGCGGTGTCGATCTGCACCGCGCCCACCATGTAAAGCATCTCGGACCACCCTTTCGCTTATGCCACAGACCAGCTGCGATCGGCCTGGAGGCCAGCAAGCTCGGACCGGATTTCATCGCCGATCTGTTCGGCAATCTCCCGGGCATTGACCGCCCCTTGCACAACGATGTCACCAATGGAGACTGTCACAGAGGCCGGTTGTTGCGGAGCGCTGCCGGACAGCATTGCTCGGGTGCTCTTGGCATCGTTCACATAGCCGCTTTTCGTTGGCGTGATCAGCTCCGGCCCATATTCCCCGGTGAGGTAAGTGCGCCCACCCGCGATCGGCCCGCCAGCCGCCCGCGCCCCATCGATCGCGGATGCGGCTGCTCCGCTTCCGCTGCTGAACGGATTCAATCCAGTGATAATCCCCGAGAGATCAATCTTGCCGATCGAAGCCAGGATCTTGTCCGGGAGCGTCTTAAGATATGCCCAGAGCTGTCCGAACGCCTCAATGATCGCATCGATCAGCGCTTTGCCCGCCTTGCGCCCGGCTTCGCGAAAGCCTGCCTCAGCCTCCGTGGAATAGTCTTTCATCGAGAAAATGTCGGAGATCCATCCCGCCACGGTCGAGGGAACCGCCAGAACGGTCGCTGCGATTGTCGCCAGCGTTCCCGAGACCGCTGAGACAAGACGGTCAAGCTCCGCCCGGATCATCGCCTCATCAATGCCGAGCAAGGCACCCACATCCACGACGCGATCCGCCGCCCAAGCACCGACTGCAGCCGCAAGATCTGAGGAAAAGCCTGTCACCGCGCTGAGCGCTGCCGAAAGGCCTTCCGAGATCGCCTCAGCAAACCCGGCGACAAAGCCCGAAATCGGCTCCCAATAGCGGTAAACGGCAAGGCCGAGCCCGGCGACCGCCGCAATCACCAATGCGATCGGCCAGGTTATGCCCAGCAAGGCCGCGCCAATGCCGACCGCCGCCGCCTTTACCGCGGCCACCGCCGCCCCGGCAGACGCGGCCAGCATGGCGAACAATCCGCCGCCGCCAACCGCGCCCAGCATACTTGCACCAAGAACGGCAAGCTTGAGGCGCTGGGTCGCTGCAACAATCAAACCGGCCGCCTGACTGACACCAAGCGCTGCACTGAGCGCGCCGCCTTTCAGGAACAAAAACGCAAACCGGCTGGCAATCACCGCGATTTTGAGAGCAACCAGCGACCCCAGCAGACCAACAACGGCTGTCGTCACTTGCGGGTATTGTGCGGCAAGGTCCGCCACCGCCGAGATCATCGGCATAATTGAATCCATCGCCCGGGTCAGCGCCGGCAACAGCGCATTGCCAATCACGATCGCCAGCTCATTCATCCGGTTCTTGAACGACTGGAGCCGCGCATCAAACGTCTCCGCGCGGACCTGAAATTCCTGATTTGCCGACCCGAGATAGTTGGTCTCGTCCGCGACCGAGGACAGCGCCTGCTCAAGCAGTTTGGCGTTTTCAATGAGCGGCATGATCGCCCGGGCTTCATCGCCGAAGAGATCGGAAATGGTTGCTGCCTGGACTTCCTTCGGCAATTCCCGGATCCGGCCGATCACGTCATTCATCGTGCCAACCGCATCCTGGTGCAAGCGCTTGGCCACATCCGTTGCCGACAGGCCCAGAACCTTATAGGCCTGCCGCTGCCGCTTGGTGGCAGAATCGCCGCGCGCAAGCGCCTTGGCCATGTTGCGGAAGCTGGTCGCCGCAACATCGGCCTGCGCCCCGGCAGCCACCATGGCCGATCCGATTGCCACCACTTCCCGGGCCGAAAAGCCCATTTGAACCCCAGCCGAGCCAACCCGGCGCATGAAATCCAGAAGATCCGGCGCAGCACTTGCGGAGGTGTTGGAGAGATGGTTGATCACATCGGCCAGGTCCGATGTCTGATCGACGGAAAGCCCGAGAGCCGTCTTGATCTTGGCAAGGCTCTCACCGACCTGGTCGGCCGAGATGTCAAAAGCAACACCAACCTTGGCCGCCATTTCGGCAAAGGCCAGCAGCTCATCGCCCTTCATGCCGGCCTGGCCGGCCGCGGCCACGATCTCGCCAATGCCGGTTGCCGCGACCGGAATCTTCCGGCTGAGCGCCAGAATATCCGCACTCATTTTTGCAAGGCCGTCCGGCGCTTCAAAATCGACGACTTTGTTGATGTCCGCCATCACGGCTTCAAATTCTCGCGCGGCATTCACCGGCGCCGAGATCGCCTTGACCAGGACATAGCCCATCCCTGCGGCATCCAGCATCCGGCCGCGCATGGCGTCCATCGCCCGCGCATTGGCATCGACCTGAAGCCGCATTTTGGTGAGGCTTTGATTGACGACCCGCGCAGGACGGGTCACCCGGTCGAGTAGGGAAACGACAAGTTGAGAGGCAAGGGTTGCCAAGACTAATCCCCTAGTGATTGCATTGCGCCGTTCAGCACACGCAAAGGAATTTTTAGATGAAACGGATTTTGATGGTGCTTTGTGCCTTGATGGTCACAGCGCCAGCCTTCGCAACCGAAGAGCTGAAAGCCCGCATTGAGCGCCTGGAGCGCCAAGCCTATTTTGGATCGGTCGCTTTTTTTCTCTCAGGTGCTGAGAATTGCGGCATAAGCATAACACCAGAACAATACAGATCCGTATTTAAGGATGTCGCTGAAGAAGACGTGACCACGGTCGCCGCCGTCTTAAGCAACGGCGCGATCGGTCGCCTCTACTCAATGGGTCAACGCAACCTACCGGATGGAGACTATTGCAGGACCGTTCGACAGACGCTGCCAGAAGTCGGCCTGAGCGCGCACGGCAACTGATCAAGAGACCGTCAGATTAGCCGGACTTTGACCGCACCTTGTTTTCCCGAGAAATGACCCGCGCTGCGCTTTTCGCATAGGCAAGAAAATTGTCGATCTCCCAACTCTCCACATCCTTGACCGGTGACCCAGTTGTCCGGGCCACCTGCAAGATCAAATCCCGCCAGGCGACGCTGCTTCGTCGCTCTGTTTCATGGCCTTCATCAAGGCCCTGGATTGCTTTCCCATTTGCGACGCCATCGCCTCCGATGCCGCTGCAAAATCATCAAGATCGAGCGCCTTGATCACCTCGATCGGTTGACCTGCCAGCTCCGCAAGCAGGGCAAACCCCGCCTCCGCCTGGCTTTCAACACCTTCCGCGATCAGGGAATCCCCTGCCCGCATGCGGCGAATTGTGAGCACAGAAATCTCCCGGCCGTCATGCTCGACCGGGAATTCCAGTTTCACGTCTTTGGACTTTGGCTTGGCCATTGTTCTTGATCCTTTTTCTCAAGTCCGATCAGACGCCGAGCGCGCCGCGATAGCCTACGGTTCGAGAGATGCCGTTCAGCCGGATCTCAAGTTCATCAGCGTCGATGTAAATCAACTCCTTGCCATTGAAGGAGATGTCAAAATGCGTGACCTCCTTGAAGACATGGTTGCAGCCCTGGAACTCTTCCGGATCGCTTTCATCCGGCTCCCACTGGGTCAACACACCTTCGATCGTGCCACGGTAGGCAACATCTTGACCGTTGGTCTTGTCCCGGAAGGCTTTTGCAAACGTCCAGACCTCCTTCACGCCAAGTTTTCCGATCAACTCGACATCGAGCCCGTTGACTTTTGCAGCCGGTTCAAAGGGCTTCGTCCGTGGCAGGGCGTAGTCAACACTCGTGACACCACCGCCTGGAGAGTGACTGGCTGTGACAAACTCGACTGGCGGGATCGTCAACTTTGAAATGGTCGTTGCCCGGGATCCGGATTCGGCATTCGAAAGACGCAGGTCAACACCCTGCAGCATGTATATCGGTTGCATCGTTCTGTCCTGATTTTGAGAGGAAAGCTAAAGGCTCAGCAGCAGCGTTACGCCGCCGCCGACAGCCGCTCGATGATGTCATTGACCAGACCCTCAACAGCCGGGCGGTACCGGCGGATTTCGTGCTTCGCCAGTTTGAAGACCGGTGCCGGTTCGATGCCGATATCAAGGTGCAGAGAGCCCAGGCGGATCTGCTCCGGCGAGTTGCTGTCCCGGGTGAACATCTGATCTTTCGGCGTGTACCCGAGGATGTCCTCTGCCGCCTTGTGATCCCGCAGCGCAAAGGCGATGGAGTTGATCCAGTTTTCAACGCTTGACTTGGTGATCTTGCGGCCCAGGAACTGGTTGGTGATCTGGATGAACTCGGTGATGATGTAGTCCGTGCCGCGCACCTGGTGGATCTGCTCCCACAGCTCGCCCGTTTGCGCGTTGTCGGTCCCGATAAAGCGATATCCGCCATCGGCGATCGCCCCATCCACTCCGGTTTCGCCTTCTATGACGATCGAGACATTGGCCGCCAGCAGCTGCTGGCCTTCCGTGGATCCGTCCAGCGTCGAAAACGGGATCTTGCGGGAGAGGCCTGCAAGGCCGTAGATCGGCCGGTTGGCGAACGGGTGGAACGGCTTGCCGCCGCCGACCTGGTTGTCGATCCGCGCCATCAGGCCCGCAATACGCGGGGCCATCGGACGCACGACAACGGACGCCCCATCCCAGATGCGCGCAGCAACACCGATCGGCATCACGCGCTCTGAGGTCATGGTTTCGCGTGCATCGATCGCATTGGCCGCGGACGTGTCATCCACATCGACCGGGGCAACGGCAAGGATCTTGCCGAGGTTGGCCTCCAGCGCGGCGATTACCGGGTTGACGGTGTCCATGTCCGGACGCCAGGCCGTGCGGCCGGCGAGAACGATCCGCGGGGTTTTGTTCACGGCGGACGGAATGTCGGTGATGCTGTTGACGACGCTTGCGATCGCCGCCGCTGTTGCCGCCGTATCCGCACCCTCGGTCACGCGGAACACGGTGACATCGGCTCCGGCATTGAGACCGCTGAGCTGATCATGGATGCCCTGCGCCTGGTCTTTCAAAAGACCTGTGCCAAGCGCTGCCATGAAATCCTTGTCGGAAGTCGAAGCGCGCACGGCCGTATCGACCGGGATTTCGGTGTTGGAGGCATCTGCCGAGGTTTCGATCAGAAGCGCCTGAGAAAAATCATCGCCAAGAACCGGCGTGATTTCGGTTTCCGGCCGCGTGTAACTTTGGCCAAAGACAGGTACTGTCATGGTGTGCTCCATTCTGCCGCAAGCGGCCACAAAAAAACCGCCACGCGGGCGGGTCGGTGAAGGTCAGGGTTTGGCTTAAAAAAAGGTCAGAGATCGTCCTGGAACAGCCGTCGCTCCAGGTGCCAGTGATAGGCGTCACGGCAGTGGCCAGGGTCTCGAAGGACAAAGTCCACGAACACCACCCAGGCGCGGCCCGGTATCCCGAGCTTGGCCTTGCCGGCCAGAGACAGCCAGTAGACATAGGCGGAGGTGGTGGTATCGCCCTCGCCGCCCGTCAGCGCATTAAAAAGCCGGGACAGAGCCCGGCCAATCTGCATCGCATGCCAAGAAAAGGTCATGGCCAGCCCGCCGTAATATCGATGGCCGCCAATGCGTCGTGGTCAGGAGCTGCATTGATGGCCTGCACCAGGGTTTTCTGACTGGAAAAACAGGCCTGGATATGTTGCGCACCCGCCGCCTTGATGGCTTGCATCTGCACCGCGTTCAGCTCAACGAAATCGCCGCTTGGCAGCTCGAAATCAACTGTGCCCGTGATGTCTCCGTCGGCATAGGCGTTGACGATCTGGTCCACCCGGTCCCGCGTTTTGTCATCGGTCGGGACCGGCAATCCGGCGACCGTAATGCCGGAACTCTCGGCAGCTTTCCGCAACTCGCGAACCTCAAACCTTTTAGCGGCTTTTGACGCTTCAAGAACGGCGTCAACCTTCGCTTGATTTAAGACGACCCAGGCACCACCAACCCAGCCATAGGCATTATATGGCTCTGACGGAGGCTCTGACACCGAAACAACTTCATGCGTTGCTGTCGATACACCAAATGCAATGACCGGGCTTTCCAGTTTCTCCGCCGTCAAATCGACAACAGCCTCGTCTGGGAACAAGTGAGTACACCGGCCATCGCTGAGCGCAATTACAGCTTTCATGCCTCACCTCCGATCAGGATCTCTGTTGCCGAAAGCGCCTTGCCGACCTTGTTGAGAGTTCGACCGGTTGTCAGTGAACCATCATCTGAAAGGAAGTATTCCAAGTTTGGGGTTAGGCCTGCCTGGTTCGCATTCGACCCGCCTGGAATATCGACCAGAACAGTCTGACCAGATGAGATATCGCCGGCAGCCAATCCGATGAAGTTGCGAGCATTTGAGTATGTTGCCGGAGCAGTAAAGACCAAAGCCTTTGCACGCTGCGAATCGGTGATGTTCCAATAAGCGCAGATGACGTTGCCGCTGTCAGGGTCAAACACCCCGGCACAGTGTGAACTGTCTTCAGCGTTCAGAATGGTTCGGGCATCCTCGGATACAACACCGTTCTCAACCTTCACCTCCAACGAAGTGGCATAGAGCGGCGTGGCGCCCTGATAGACAACCGAAATCCGGTTGGTAGTCGGATTATAGCAAGGCCACAACGAATACTGCGTTGGGTCTGCCCACCCTTCTGAACCTATCGGAAATGGCCGTGTGATATCGAAGGCGGTGCCATCTGCATTTGGATAGATGCAGCAAGCGTACATATCTTTGCCACGCACCCAAAACATGACGAAACACCGTTCAATCGGATGCCAGATCATTCCGCTTTCGGTGTTGAAGTTCGTATACCCGGCAGAGGCCCAGCCCCAAGCTTCGAATGCGGAAAAATTCTCAGTGGTTTTTTTGAGAGTGGCCCCATCGATCTTTATGAGTGACGTAAAACTATCATTCGAAGCCGCTTCATAAATGACGAACACCATGCCGTTTCCGGCTGCCGCCCAGATCCAATTATCCGCCCCGCTTTCGTTGATCAAAAATGGCGCACCCATGCTAACGGTATCGCCTGAGATCGACAGGATAGCGGCATAAAGATCATCTGAAGTCGTTTGATCGTAAAGAATGATCACGGTGTCCGTCTTATCGTCATAGACCAACCGGGATCTTGAAACTGTCTCCGGGAGGTTGATGGTGTTTTCCGCCCCCCATGTGATTGATGTTCCACTCACGGTTCCAACAGCTGCCCGCAGGCTGTTGTTGTAAGCGTAGCAGACCAAAAGCTTACCCAATGACGGGACATAAACCAAAGCGTCATGCGCTTCGAGGTTATGGGCAATAGTTCCGACAGCGACCGGCGTTCCAAATGAGATCGAAGTGCCGCTCACGGTCCCGACAATGGAGTAAGGGACACTGCCCGCGGACAAATTGCGATATACAATCACGACACGGCTGTTGGCTGTGTCGTATGCGATTCTAATATGATCAACGACACTTGTTGACAGCTGAACCGGTGTCCCAACATCCGCAGCGACGGCCGTACTTCCAACCGCGCTAACCGTTTCATCATCATTCAACGCGACAGGATCCCCGGCAGAGATTGCGCCGGCAGCGGTGAACTCCTTCGCAGGCAGCGGAAACGTTTGATCGTCAGAAAAACCGATAGGCCCTTCCATCTGCCCACCAGGGATCGGCAGAGCATTGATGCCGCCAATGATCTGCAACAGTTCAGCCAAAGCTGCCTGCACGTCATCTGCCGTCAGACCGTCAATTGTTGTCAGAGCAACATTTTCACCGGCAATGCCGCCGTTTTGCAGGAGCGTCAGCGCATCCTGCGCGGTCGCGATCTCGGCTTCCAGACCGGCGATGTTCTGCGTCAGCTGCGTTAGCTGCGGCGCGATGCTGTCCGCCACATAGGTGACAGCGCCGCTCAAAGCGTCATCCCCGAGGCTTTGCAGTGTCACCGCAAGATCGGCCTTAAGATCGACCAGGCGCCCATGAATGTTATGCAGGTTGCCTTGAAGCTCTTGCTTGGTCACATGCCCCGGTGACAGAGGGTAGCCATTAGACGGGATAGGCGTAGTCAATGGCGCTCTCCCCGTGCTCTTCAATGATGCGGTTGATATAGGCGCCTTTCATCTTGTGTTCGTGGCGCGGCAGCAACTTGATCGGACCCATCTCCAGAACGCGCTTGATATGCACGCTGTAATCCTGGTCAGGGATGTATTGGGTGTCAGCCATGACTCGCTCCTAAAAGGCATTCAACTGAACATCCTGTCCGAACGGCAGGAAGGTTGCGGAATCGCCGCTTGTATCCAGGCGCAGACGGCAGCTCGAAATTGGAGACACCCCGAAATCAAAAACGGCCCGCACTTCCGTCCGGCTGTCTTTCGTCGGATCCACCACCTGAACCAGGGAAGACGGATCGACCGGCGCGTCATTGATCAACAGCCGCGGCACAGCCGTGTGGCGCAAGGTGTCGTAGTTATCGACGTTGAAGATCACCTCGACGGTATCGGTCGCAAACCCGAAGTTCAGAAGCTTGGATACTGCGCGGCCGGCAAGGTGCATGCGGCCGGTTGTGATCCGCGCCTCGGTATCGAGCACCATACCAGGGCAGACATCTGCCGCCCCCTGGAATACCGCCCGAACCTGGCATTGTGGCGGCAGGTTCCCGATTGGACTTGGATCGCGCCCGTCAAGTGGTACCCACTCGTTTTGCCCCACCGGCAAGACTTCAAACTCGATCGACGTGCCAGGAGGCGTGATCGATTTATAGATGAATGTCATTTGAGTGAGGCCGCCGTCGAGCCCGACAGGGCCAAGCTCCACCACGGTGCGGCTTTGCTCAAAGCGCGCGCCGTTGATCCGGAAAGAGAGGTCTTCCTTGGTAAAACCCTGCGCCCACACCCCATCGGTGCACAAAAACAGCGTCCCGCCCGGAAACGCGTTGCCATTGTTGGCAGCAAGCTGGTGATTGCCGGATGTCACCGTGAAAAAGGCATAACGTTTACCAGGCGCCAGTTCGGTTGGCGGGATCTGGATATTGGTCCAGCCATTCGACAGCTCGCTTTGCGGCTTGTTCGTCCGCGCAATCACCGCCTCAAAGTCCGGCGCACCGCTCGGCGTCAACTCGCAAACGCAAAGTTGGATATCACCGGTGGATCCAACCCGCATAAAGTACAGATCAATCGATGTCATGATCATCGACTGACCGTTGGTGAAGGTCTGGCCGTAGACCGCGCCGGACAGGCCGAATTCCTGGACATTGTAAGTCGTATAAGTCGAAGTCCAGGACGTTCGGATCATCTGGTTGACGGCCGCCCAACGGTGGCCCGGCACATCCAAATGCGGCGCTTCCGGGTGGGCTATTGGCTGAGAGCGGAAGAGTTGACCATCTTTTGCATAGAGCTGCTGCGGCGCCATGGCACCGCTGCGAATATTCTCCCAGCCGGCCATGTTCTCGCAGACGTTGACCGTCGGCCCCCAATCAATCCGCGTATGGGATTGCTGCCGGTGGACCGCCGTCCGGATCGTGTGCACGATGTTCGAAATGTCCTTGCGGCCGCTGCCTTTCGGGCTCTCGATCCGCACGCCTTCGCTGTAGGCGGGAAAAACAATCGTGTTGTCATAGACGGCAACAGCTGGGTCGCCGGGATTGGCGAGCACCATCTGCGTTTCACGCTGGTTGGCAAACTGATGCCGGATCCCCTGATCAATGCGGAATTGCGCATCCGGATGCGTGAAATCCCAAAAGTCGTCCAGAAGCCCTTCATCGAAATAGTAGTTTCGGGCGGCTTCCGGAAACTGGAAACGCCGGCGCAGCTGTCCGACATCATTTGCCACCTGCGACATCAACTGCCGCGACGGCGCGTTCTGGACGGTCTGCGCAATGGACGCCAGATCCGTGATGATGGATTGCGTTGTGAGCGTCAGGACTTCGAGCTGAAGCTCAAGCTCTTCAACCCGGCCATTGATCTCATGGATGGTTTTGACGCGCGCGGCTTCGTTCGTGACAATGTCCTGAATGCCGTTCGAGGTAAGGAGCACATGCGCGATGACGCAGACATTGTCCGGCACATCCGGATAAGTGGCCGGCGGCACGGTGATCGCACCGGCCACAACGTCAATTGTGAAACGGCGCTGCTCGTATTTTGGCAGGGACTGGTTGACCGGGATGGATTCGGTCAGCGGCGTTGCCGAGGTTTCAACGGCCCGCACAGCGCTGTTCGAAACAGAAGACCCAACCAGACGCAGGGCAACCCAGCGCTCTTCCGTTGCGACCGTGGGTTTGAAGGAGATCAGGTTTTGTTCGATCAGATCCTTGGACGCATAGATCTCTGCCAGACTGTGAAACTCGCCCGGTGCGATTTGCACGATATCGGCGGATCCGGCCTTTTGAACAATCGAAAGACGTGACCAATGCGCCGGCCAACCGTGCACCCCTTCCGCAACAGCATCAAAGGCTTCTCGCGCGTTTTCGCTGATCGCAGTTACGTCTTCGGGGCGGGGGATTTCCGCCTCGTTGAAATTCACAACGTCCATGAGGGTATCCTTTTGAGGCGTCGCCTAAAGCAGGCGCTCGGTCTCTACGAAAAAGCCAACCGGCAAAATGTCGTCTGGAATGTCGTCTTCGAAAGTCGCACTGCGCCGCCAGGCGGTTGTCAGCAGATATTCAGTCTCCGGTGCCTTGGCGATCCGAAGCGCCTGGCGCACACGATCAACAGGGGTTTGATCAACTGATCGGAATGCCCCCTGCCCCCAGGCAGAACGGCCGAAGACAAAAGCGTTGACCGGCTTGGCCAGCTCAACCTTGATCAACCAGGTTTTTTTGAACGGCGGATGCTGAAGAGGCGTAAAGGAAAAGCTCGATTGGCCGAACACAAACCGGACCGGATACTCCAGCGAGTCAATGATCTCGGCATCCACAAACTCCAGATATCGCAGGACGCCCTCATGACTGCCCTTCAACTCCGGCAAAGGCTGGTGACCATCTTGAGCCTGGTAGACGGTAGACCGGCCGGCATATTGCGCGATGATTTCACGCTTTCGGTCTTCCGGCCAATCGTCAAACCAGAGATCAACGGAATTGTGCGCCGCAAGGTGCGGCAGGTTTTCCGCATCGCAATCATATGGGTTCATTTGCCGGGCGAGCGGCACTGGCAGGTCATCACCGAGCGCTTTTGCCAACGCTCTTTCAGCAGGCGCTGTCGAATCCGGCAGGATATCTAGAAATTCTGCCATCAGCGGACTCTTGCCGTGATTGAAAGGTTGGAAAGAACTGGCACCGAATATGGATCTGGCTCGACGGTGACCGGATTAAGATCCGTTACACTTAAAACGTTTGGACCGTAGGCAGCGCCTGCCAAGAGATCACGTGGGATTTCCCCGCCGATCAAAATGCGATCGGTTGAAACTGCTCGAACCCTTGCTTCGGCATCCTGCGCAACCAGCTCCGGCGATGCACCATTTGGAACATCAAGAACGAGCGAGACGGTATACTCGATCCGAGCAGCTGCGATTACAGCAACTGAAACGGCCTCGGGCTTGATATGCGCTGCCCCGACAGTGCTTCGGATCAAAGCCAATTGCTCTGACGTTGGCGCCGCCCCTTGCGGGCCAATGATCACCACATCCACATCACCCCGGCGGCCATGAACATCAAACCCGTTGACTCTTGCGTCCCACACTCCTGCGGTTCGGTCATTTGATTGCGGCCATGCGGAGTAGACCTCGAAAAGGTACCGGCCCGAACTTCCTGCAGACCCTCGATCAAAGCTTAAGAGATAGCGATGCAGGAGCGCAGCATCTCCCTCCATGACCGCAGCAGCTGATTGAGTAGCCGGCGCAATCTCAAGCCGGAGGATGTTTCGCGTAGCAGCGATTGCATCCAGATCCGTGTCGTCAGCATATTGCGCCAGGAGCGAACGATACACAGCGTTGACCCGACCACGATCAAGCAACCGCAGAAACGAGACAGCCTTTCCGATCACCATTGCCGGGTCGGTGTTTATGTCCTGAACTTCATAATCCGGAAGCGCTGGATCAATCTGTTGCGCTTCGGTCCACGCAGATGCAAATCGCGTCTGAAAGTCACCGAAATATCGGCTGAACGCCAACACCTCGATAGCATTCGGCGCCGCCAGAAACGACGGGTTGATCGCTGTTGGTGCGTAAAACATGGATGTCCTGGTGCTTTGAAAAGCTTAGAGCGGGTTTGCCGCGAGACGGCCGTCAACAAGGCCCAAGGAAAAGGTGAGCTGCCGCTCAACCGTAAAATCCCCAAACAGCGCCTTCGGGCGCCAATCCACTTGAATAACAAGGTGCGCTGAACCGGTCCGGACTTCGTCCACTGTCCCAAAGAGGCTTACCTTTCGGACACTAAAGCGCGGTTCCCAGAGATCGATCGCAAGCGCAATCAGTTGCCGAACCAACAACATCAATTTGACGCTGATCGCCCGACCCAAAAGCTCTTCAATACCGCCGCCAAATTGACGGGTCATAACAAGCTCACCAATCCGGGTCGCCAAGATGAATTCAACACCCTGAAGCGCGGAGTCCAGATTGCCGATCGGCCGGAGAGAGTATCGGCTGAGTCCAGTCAACGATCACTCCTCAGAGACTTTCGCAGCCTTTTTCGCCGGGGACTTAGATCGCTGCGGCTTAATACGGCCTAAACTCAGGTCATAGGCAGCCTCCGCCTCGGACAGATCGATCCGGCCATTTTCAGGGACCGGACCAGCACTGATCCGCTCGTGACCTTCAGCCACGATATATGTTTTCTTGCTCATGATGCTCTCCGATGAATTAGCCGGCGGCACGCACCAGCTCAGAACCTTCAACGATTTCCCAAAGGCCTTTGGAAGATCCGATCTTCACGTCTACTTTGTCGCCGATACGGGCAACGCGCGGTCCGCCTTCATCACCGAGATCAACCTCGCCCTTGACGACCAAATTGCCCTCGATCGTCAGCGTCCCGTCTTTCATGGTTATTCGGATCCCGAACGCTTCCAAGACGTTTGCTAAAAGATCTTTGCTCGGCTGCGTGTTTTGATCGGTGAAGCCGCCGCGGATCATGTATCCCTGCCGTGCATCACCATTCGGGTGAAACGACATGACCACCTGCCCCACAGACAACGGCATCCAGGTCGCAGTCTGTCCGCCAGATTCTGGATGTGGAAACCATGGCGAGAGAAACGGACCATCCTCGCCCTCCCCCCACTTCACCCGATAACCCTTCTGCGGATCAACCATCTCAACCGGACCCCAACGAAATTGGTTTCCGAACTGGGTTTTCAGCATTTCAAAATCGAGGCGTTGACCCGTAATGATATCAAGCATCAGGAGACCTCTACCGGCTCCGCGTCAGGTGTCTGGATTGTCACGAGATTGGCGATCGACGATGCATCCGCATCCTCAAACAAACCAAACCCGAGCGCCTGCATTTCAGCTGCTGTTGACCCGATCCGCGCCTGGATCTCTTCATCGGTTTCTGGAGCCGCTGGAATTTCACTGCGGATTAAGCCCGCAAGTGCCTGATCATCAGGAGTGCCGGCATCAAGCAGAGCCAGAAACCGCGCAAACGGAAGACCCTCAATAACGTCTGTTGCAAACACCGGATCCCGCAGGGCATCGAGCGTAAAGGTCAGTTTTTGCGCAGCAACACGCTCCCCATTGTTGTCGCTATCCGCGCGCTCAACCGATTGCTTCGTGACCCGCGAGAACAACCCGCGGAAAACATCAGCAGGCTCAGAAGTAGACCCCTGCAGACAAGACCGGATCTGCCGACCCAGTATATCGAGGTAAAACTCGGGCATGCGAGAGGTGTATGGAATGCCAGGAATAACAGACTCGATCATCTTGTCCGGGTCTTCTGGATCCGGCTCTTCGAGCACCATGGCATCCGTCACACCATATTCGATCGACAGGGAAACCAGTCCGTTTTCGAGTAGATTGCGAGCTTCATCCGCCTGCGCATTGGCAGCATCTGTGTAAACCGCAATAAACCGGTCCTTTTTCTTGAGATAAAAACCCTGGTCTTTTTCTCGGAAAACCCCGATCTCACTGTCGAGGACATTATCGCTAGCAAGGGTACGACCCTTGAGCGCCATCACTGCCGTCATGCGCAAGGCAATGCGGATCAAACTCATCTGCTATCTCCCAGATGGACGATCACACGGCCATGGCCACGGCTGTCAACCGAGGACACTCGCCAAACCGGGGCACCTGGACGCTCAAGCGCAAAGACCTTGTCGTCTTTTTCAAGAACGAGGTCGGGATACTTTGCTCGATCAATGCGCAACTCAGCACCGCCCGTCCTGACATTCGCCGACCAATCTCCAGACCGATCGCCTGCAAGGTTTTGATTGGACCTTGAATTCACACGCAAGACAGCTTCGATCACAACGGCCGGCCTGGCCGGATCCTCGCGGCCTTCTTTGAAGGCCACAATCCGAACCTGCTCGGCCCACATGCCGTCCGTCTGCGAATGCAGCTCTCGGCGAAACTGATCAAATACCGGCACGCCAAAACCCCAGGGTTAAGCAGCCTTGGCCGCATCCAGCGCCTTCTGCGCCTCTTCCAAGTCGTCTTTTGCCGCCTGCTCGGCCTCATCGCTGTCCGCATCCACAACAGCTTTTTGAGCTTTTTCAACAGCCGCTTCTAGCGGCGTTAAATCTTGCGGCTTCGACCCGCCAGACTTGTTCGTTTTCGCTCGCGCCGCCTTGACCTCGACGGCGAATTTCTCATCAACAAGATGTTGCCCGTAGGGAGCCGGTACACTCACCGGCTCGCCGGGGTCACACTTGCGATCTTTTTCCGCCTTCAAAACAGGTGCAGGAATGATCCCACCGCGTGGAAATGCAATCGTCATCTTGGATTTGCGGGACATGAGGATTCTCCTTCTGATGTCGAAACACCGTGCGGTGCTTGGAGATCAGAAGAAAATCCCGGGGCAAAACCCCGGGACTTCAATAATGTGTCGAACCAAGAAGAGGTTAGGACATGGTCAGCCGGCGCAATGCGCCAGGCTTCGTGCAGATGGAAATCGCATTCATCTGCAGCTCCAAATCAACACCCTTGTTGTTTGCTTGCGGAACGATTTTCGCATAACGCGGCAAACCTAATGTGTTGACCGTTTCCATATAATCAGCAGGCGCGAAACGAGTGATGAATAGACCCGGCGCCCCCATAGGCGTCACCCGACCCTCGTTTTCAGCAATAAAGCCAACACCACCATTTGCGGCCTTTGCTTTAGAGCCGTTGCGGTACCGCTCGAATGTGAACTTGCCAAATTCGAACTTGTCCGGGATGGCCTGGCGGAGTTCTGAAGCGCCGTTGTGGTTCAGGAAAGTTTCACGAACGCGCTTGTGGTTCCAGAGCTTCATATGGAACTGGCGACCCGTCCAAACATGGAAACCGCTGTAATAGCTGTCCAGCTGATCTTCGATCGACCAGGCAACGTCCTCTTCCAAGATCGTATCGATCTCTGTGTTGGCGTTTGACAGTGCCAGATCGACTGCAACCGGAACCGCAATACCAAATCGTGAATAAAGGTCATGGAGAACCTGACCGGACTTGCTGGTCACAATGCCCTTGATCGCCCCAACACGCTGGTGCTCCAGGGTCATATCAAGATCCATCAAGTGAGTGTCAGACTTTTGTCGCACCCGCTCCAGAACCTGCTCGGGCTCGGATTCGCTGCCGAATGCACGGACATTCTGGACCTCATCAGCTTTGACTGCGTCGTCGCGCTGATAATGATCAACTGCAAACGGGACCAAATCCCGCCCGCCTTCGCCGGTTGTTTCACCGGCACCGCCGCGCTGAGTCGGCTCCACCAAACTCAATTCGCCGTTCCGCTCTTCGACGGAGACGATGGTGGTGGAAACGCTGTCTTCTTCGAACATGCCAGAAGCGCTGATTTGACCAGGGCGGAAAGGCATGTTGTTGACGGTCGCCGTGAGGCTGTGAACGCTGAATGCGTCCCCATTGAAAATGTCAAGTGTTGGCATTTGCTCTGCTCCTTAGCGCGCCTTGATGCCGACCGCGCGGAGCTGGTCGAGCTTGGTGTCGATTTTGGCTTGATTGTCCACGGTCGCTTCGAACTGAAGCATCGGCAGCTTCACTTCTGCATCGACGTTGACCACCAACGCCTCTGCATCAGCAGACGTTGCATCGGTCGCATAGCAAAGGATCGCAGAAGCAGTTTCTGCCCCCTCTTTACCGGCGACGGATGCGTTGGGTGACGCCACATACTTTTCAGAAGCGGTCACCTGCCCGAGGACGGTTCCCGGCTCCAGTTTGCCTTCCCCCGATGCGATAGTCACAGTGTCGAGAGACCGTTTGCCCGCAGCCTCAGAAAGCAAGAAAGCGAGGTTGTGCTGGCCCATTGTAAGCTTGTCCATGGCTTAAGCTCCTGTTGCCTGACCGCGCCGCGCAGCAAAGATGCCACCACGATCCAGTGTTGCCGTTGCGGGTTTGTGTTGAGCGCCTGGCTGAGCCTGACCGCTTGCCTGCAAACGACCAGCTTCATATGCAGGTGCGTTGCTGCCGCCTTCGTCGCCGCCCGCCGTTTCAGGCTCCTTGTGCGCAGCGCCCAATGCCTCGATTGCGGCCTCAGCCGTCAGTTCGGTCTTGTAGGCAAAAAACTGCGCCAATCCTTCTTGGCCCTTGGCCTCGTCAGAACCGAGGATCTTCTGGATCCGAGCAGTTGCCTCCGCGACAGCTGCAGAAACAGCCTCAGCGGTATCGGCGGATTTGCCGTCCGCCGGAGTTTTATCAGCCATGTCTTTCTCCTTCTGGCTGGTGGTAGCGGCAGACTCCGCCATTCCGGCGGCCTTGAAAGACCAACCGTTTTTCTTTGAAAGTTTGGTGAGATCGTCCGGCGCGGCCGCATAAGATCGATAGTCGAATGCCGCTGCCATTCTCGCCGTCTCTTCATCGGCTTCGTCGGCATAGCCAGCCTCGACCGCCTCTTCAGCCGTCATCCAGGTGGTTGCCTTCATAGCCGCACGCACATCTTCAGGGCTTTGCCCAGACCGCGCGGAATAGGTTTCAGCAAACGACTCGGCCATTCGCTCCAATGCTTGCTTGGAGATGTCATGATCTTCCGCTGTTCCCACCGTCACTGTCGCCGGATCGTGGATCATCATGAGAGCGCCGGATCGCATGACGATTTTATCGCCCGCCATTGCGATGAGGCTTGCAGATGATGCTGCGACACCGTCCACAAAAACGGTCACTTGGCCTTCATGTACCTTCAGCGCGTTGTAGATACTCCGCCCATCATCCACATATCCGCCGCCTGAATTCAGCCGCACCTTCAGATCGTTCTGAGAGCCATGCTCCGCAAGCGCAGACAAAACCTCGCGAGCCGTAAAGCCCGCATCCCACAGGTTCTCACCGACGAACCCGTAAAGAACGAGTTCGCCGTTTTCATAAACGGACATCTTGGAACCCCCTGTTAGATCCAGCGCACTCTGCGCGCGCGGCCACGCCCTGCGGCGCCACTCGCTTGATCACACTTTTGCTTGTAGTCAGCGATGAGTTGGTCGAGCTTTCCAACGTCTGCTCGACTGTAGGTCACCTCCTCGCCATCCATCCGGATGATCAGGGCAACCAGGCCCATCGCGACCTTCAGGCGCTGTTTTTCCAGCGCCTTTACGACATTGCACGGCTCGTTGAGATCAACGTTTTCGCCATTAATCTCGATCACGGAAGATACGGTCATGATGATGCAGGCTCTTCGCCTGCCTCCTCGGAACTATTCGGCATGTCAGCCGCAGCTGCCTGTTTTGCCGCATAAGGAGACGACATTCCCGCATCTTCATAACGCTTGTGCTCGCTCAGCTGCTGCTCGAACAGCTCATCGGGATCAACACCTAACTCAGCAGCCTCGCGCTCGATTGAACTGGTCTTGTTGGCCAGCTTTTCACCGGATGCCTTGGCGCTCTTTAAATCGTCTGCTGTTGGCTTGGGCGGGCCTTGCCAACTCGCCTGAGAGATCGCCTTGCGATTTGCGCGGAAAGCATCGTACCCGCTCGGGAACGGAATTCGACCTTCGCCGATTTCCTCATCAAGCCAGCTTTCATAGACCGCGCGCTCAACAGGTACGGCGCACCTGTTTCGCCGCCGCAGAACAACCGGCCAAATCGATGAATTCTCCATCCGGACTGACGAATAGGTGGCGTTAGAATGATCCATGGTCAAAGCGCCGTAGGAAATACCGATCGCTCTCGCCGTGTCTCTCGCAAGAGAATTCGAGAACGGCAGATATTGTGTTCCCGGCGTTCCCGCAGATTTTAGATCAAGCTGCTCCCCTGGCGCCAAATGCGACACCATAGGGTCGCCGCCGAGACGGATGTCGGATTCAGCAGCAGCCTCAAGGCTCCCCTTCAGATATCCAATGTACTCGCCGGCATACTCACTCGCCTTTTCAACTTGGTTGTCTTCAAGGATCTGAAGAGCTTCAAAAGCCTCGACGGTTGGTTTTTCACTTGTGAGTGTGGCCGCAAAAACTGTTTGCAGTATTGCGGTTTGCAACGTCGCATCATCCAGCATTTCCGCCTGGATGTGTTTCTTGAACGCAGAAGCTAGGACCGAAATTCCACGCACGTCGGTGACATCCATTGGGTCGAAGACGTGGAGCACTTTGTCCCGCCCATCCCCGTCGCGCGCAGCATATGTCTGCTTCACGGTTATGCCGGCATTGCGCTCTTCGAACAGATAGCCGATCGGCCGCCCGTTTTCGTCGTGGTAAACTCCTTGGAAAAGACCCTCTGCTTCGTTTGTGTCCTGCACAAGTCGGTTCGGCGGGGTCAAACAGAGTTTTGTGCCCGTCTCAATGCCGTATCTGCGACGGTCGCTCCGCGGCATGTATTCAAGGATACCGGTCACTTCGCCAAAACTTATGTCCCAGCGCAGGGCAACATCAACCTGCTGAGACAGGTCGAATTTGCCGCGAAAATCGACTTCCGCTTTGTCCTTCCGATATCGGTTCCAGCGCCGCCGCACCAGGCGCACCCAATCCCGGACCTGTTCAGCACTCCAATTGAACCCAGAGAAGTCCGGCGTCGGTGTCATTTGAAGACCGCTGCCAACTGTGTCGGCAATGACTTGGTCTGCCGCGCCGCGCAAGCGCCCCGAGTTCTTGATCAAATCCAGCGCAAGCGCTGCCGAACGCTGCCAGGCGATGCGAATATCTTCCCGGCTTTCGGTGAGTGACACCATCCGCGAAGAGATCACGCCTGAACGCGTGTCCCGAAGGTAGCGGGCAACCGGCCGCCTGCCAGCGCTGGAGCGCAAAGGGTTGCCCTGCGCATCTATCAGCCCAGTCGTCTTCGCCATTTGTTATACCCGGTTTCTGGTTTCGGCTTTTTGGCCGGATCGGCCGGTTGTGGGTCGATCGGCTGGCTGAAGAGATCTTCAAGATCCCCCTGCGCCTCTTCTGGATAGATTTCGCGTTCTGCTTCGTATTTGTTCCACAAAGCATCCGGCATATCGCGGACACCGAACCTGATGGCAGCAGCCTCCGCCTGGTTCATGGTATCGAGTGCTTCGTTGGCTTGGGTGGGATCCTTTTCCCACTTGTAAACGTCGAAGCCATCCTTGTTCTTGTGAGATACACGGCGCTCTGCAGTGAGCTGCCGATAATACTCATCATCAAAGCCAGACGGGAACGCGATATACCCCGTCTCCAGCGGATCTTCTTTCCGGCAGTTACGATAGAGCGCCATCTTCATGACCGACGCGTTGAACGAATAAAACCGCTTCGACCACTTCAAGATCTTGCCGGTTTTTTTGTGCCGCTCTTTCTTGACCGGCATGATAAGTGGCGCGTTGTCCGAGTTATTACCGCGAACCATCATCACCAGGCTCGCCGGGTGTTTCTTCACCCAATCCCAGACATCCTCTGTAAACGCGTTTCCGTCGATACCAACACGATCGGCGGAGATTTTTCGACCATAGGCATTCGGCCAGCTTTGCTTGATCAGTGCGTCTAGCTTCTCCCGGCACCCCTCTTCTGAGATGTGCCCAGGGAAAACACCATACTGAATCGCATATCGTTCGCGGTTCCGACCCCAGCCCACCACTTGCCATTCGACCCGATCATCTTGGCAATCAATGCCGATTGTGATGACCAGCGCCCCGGCCGGAATACGGCCGCGCGGATAATCTGAAGCCGCGCCGCGATCGCGCAATTCTTCCCAAGGCGGCGCCTCGCCTTGTGTTTGGTAAGCCTTGCCTACCGTGTCATTTAGGAACGTTTGTTCAGAAGCTGGGTCGCCTTTGGCCTTTAACCAAGCCCGAGCAATTCGCTCAAAAGTTTGCAGATAGCTGTAAGCGCTCCAGATCCAAAACGAACGATGATGCCGTTTGGCCTTTGGGTTTTGCGCAACCCACTCGATCCCTTTGAGCATCTGCGGGCGGTGATGCTCCTGTATTGCCGCACCGCATTCAATACAATGGAAACACGCCTTTTCAGGATGGTCCTCATCAAGGTGTTCCAGCATGTTCTCCCATTCGAGAACTTGGCTGTGACCGCAATGAGGACACGGAAGGTAGGGAAGCTCCTGACTCCCCTCTTCAAATGACCGTGTGATCCGGCACCCCGGCATGACCAGAGGTGTCGATATCTTGAAGATTTTAGCAAACTCGAAAGCTTGGCTCCGGCTGTCTGCCTGGCTTTCCGGATCGCCGCCCGTATTCGTTTCCCACTTTGCCAAGTCATCCTGGACCTGGCGCTTCATGGAAACTTGCGACAGCGATGCGGGCGAGTTTGCACCCGAGATCTGAATTGCACCGCGACCGTCAACGCGCTCTTTGTAGAGCACGCTATCCGCGCCGTCCCGCTGGTTGACCGGAAACAACGCACGCAGTGAAACCGAGTTCCGCAACATCGGCGCCAGCTTCATCTTCGACCAGCGCTTCGCATTCCCTTCCGTGGGATGCGTCATCATGATGTCGCCGGGATCCATCTCCAGCGAACCGCAGATAAAAATGTTAGCGAGGACCGTTCCGCCCAACTGCGCCGACTTGGACATCGAGACAATCCGGCACGGATCATCCGGCGACAAAGCCCGCAGGATCTCATCAAAATAGATAAAGATCTCTCGATTGTACGGCCCAGGGAACGGGCTTTCCCGCTCACTGAAGTAGACTTTCTCCTCTGCGTATTTCAGGTAATCAACCGGAGGCGCCGGCTTGATCACATCCGCAAACGCCTCCTGCGCCAGCCGCGCCGCGTTTGCAGTCTGAACAATCATGGATGTCATTGAAGGATCTCAGCTTTGACCGTTTTTGGCATCTCTTCAACCTCGCGGCGCGCTTGCTCCGCAGCCCGTTCGCGCACTGTTCGAAATTCAGCGCGCATCAGATGCAAAACATCACGGGCGGAGACTTCGAACTTCGCCGCAATTGCGTTTGCGATATCCGGATAAGAGCCTTCAAACGTCTGGATCGTCTTCGCCAAGAGACCCGCCATTTCAGCGCGGACCTTGTCCGTTTCGGTAAAGCGACCTTTGCGGTGCTCTTCCTCTTCCGCAGCCTTCCGACTTTGGATCTGCGCCTGGCGCAGCTTTTCGTTTTTGAGCTTTTCCTCAACGGTTGCCGGACGGTCGTCAGGCAATGTCGGTTGTAGCTGCGGAGTGTAACCAGCCAAAGGCAGTCTGGTTGGCGCTTCCACATGAGGTTCGGACACGCGTGGGTTTGGATCGACCAACTGTGTATCGAGCCCATTTCCCATCATCTGTGAGATATCAAGCTTCAACCGCAGCTGCTCTAAGGCAGGACGGACGCGGATCTTGGCAAGACGCCCTTCGCCATGGAGCGCAGCCCCGCCGATCTTCCCATCCGAAATGTATTGCGAAACACGGCCCGGCGAGACGTTGATCAGTTCTGCAAATTTGCCCTTTGACAGGAGTTCCGGCACGGCTGGTTCCACCGACCCGCTCCTCAGTTTCTAAACTTTAGTTCTTTAGTCTGGACTTTAGACTTTAGGCTTTGAATTTAGGGTCAGACTGATGAAACCTCGGGAGCTTCCCGCCCGCAGCGGGGCAGAGCCCAGATACGGTCCCTAATGTTTCACAAGCCTTTCCGTGAAACACTTCGACGCTTCATCGCCTTCGCCTTCAGCTCATCACCCGAAAGCTTTGCCCGTTGCGCGTTTGATCTCGTGAACAACGCGCCGCGGCAATACCTTGCCGACCGTGGACTGCCACGCCTTGGCGCTCTCGCCCTTGATCATCTCCGCCGGGATAACCACCCCGGACCTTTGTTTCTCGATCGGGAATTTGGAACTTCCGACCCGCGTAAAGACTTGACCGCCAAGGCCCAGATCAACACGCGACGGGAAACGACCGCCTTTCATGAACGTCCCGGCAAAGACTTGCCGCCGACCGAACGGAGCAGCACTCACACCGCGCCGCGTTTCGCGGGCGGCAAAGTGTTTCAAGGCAACATCACCCCCAAACGCCTTGATCTGATATTCCAGATTGAACGCCGATGCCCGGATTGGCTTCATAGCCTGGCGGATTGTCCGCGCCTTCAGCCCGGTCTGCTTGGCCAGCGCCCGGCCAGCCTGCGTGCGGCCCTGACTGCCAGCGCGGTTCAACGCCCGTGATCCGACTTGCCGGATCGCCTTGCCAGAAAGTTTCGACAGCGCGCGATCCAGCGTCTTCATGCCGCTGACATCGCCCCAGCGCATGGTCAACATCAGATCGTGACCTAGATCGACTGCCCATCTGCAATGATCAGGGTGAGATCTGCCCCGCCCATTTCGCCGGGAACGATCTCGATCCCGAGCACCTCGGTCAGGCGCTCGCGCAGATAGGCCTTGGCGGCATAGAAATCCGGATCATAGGACAGATCCGGCCAATACTTGGCGGCCTTGTCGATCACGTCGAACATTGCAGGTTTCCGGACATGAAAAAACCCGCTGCAAAGCGGGCCTAGATTTGGTTGCAGGGGCAGGATTCGAACCGTTCGGGCGGCGATTGATTCACCGGATCAATCGCATTTCGCCCTGACCCTCCAGGTTATGAGCCCAGATAAGGAAAGTGCCGAGCTACCCGACTGCTCCACCCTGACAAAACTGATTTCCGAGTTTCCCCATAGCACCCCAGAGCGCCAACTCCGCCGCATCCGGCGTGATCTGTTGGCTGGGGTCAATGCCGAAATCGCTCTGTTTGGTGTGGCGGCCAGTGCCTGCCCAGGCTTTCGGGATCCATCTAACTCGTCCTGCCAAGAACATCATGCAGGAGCCCGGCATTTGTCAACCGGCACAACCAGGCGAACCCGCTGTCCCATCATCTCAGCCTCCGCTGTCACCCGTCCGCGCGCCTCATCATAGGCGGACACAACAGCCTCCAGTCCGGTGAAATGCTGAGTGGACATGCTGATCTTTTGACCGATGCTAAACGTCTGGGGCATTTGATAGTTTTTATCGGTTTGCGCTTCCCAGGCCGCCTCCATGATGGCCTGCATCTGGCGCGCCGGCACGATGTGCGGCCGCTTGTCGAAATGGAATGACAAAATGTTTTCCACACCGTCGCAGGTGCGCACCATTTCGGCAAATTGCCCCGCCGACCGGTCCAGCGCGACGAACACATAACGCGGAAAAAACGCGCGGCTGGCGTCCACCGTCTTCGCATTGCGGCCACGCTTACGGGTCACCGGCTCCATCGGTCGGTAGACGATCAGCCCGGCGGCAGACAAGCTCGCCATCGCCCGCTCTTCACAGGACGGGTTGGTCATGATCACGATCCACTCCAGCGCCTTCACGGTGACCAAGGCCCGCATCAGGGCATAATCGCTTTTCAGGGCCGCAGTCACGGGTATCGTTGCCATATGGGTCATTCGGCGGCCTCGTTTTTCTGCAAGTTGGCATGGGCATTTTCAAAGCGGGCAAGCGCGGCCTTCACCGCATCGTCCAGGCTTTCATAGCTCTCGATCGGGTCTGACGGAGCGGGCATGTAGATCCAATCCGGCAGGTCCCGGTCCGCGCCCAACCAGGGCCAGCCGCGGCGCTCATGGAGCGTCTTCCAGGCGGAAAACAGCGCAGAGCCCTTGGCCACCTTGTCGAAGGCCTGGACAAGTTCCGCCAATTCCGGATCCACTGGGGCGCCCTTGTGGCGGTTGCGCGCATCGTCATGCAGCGTGTTGACCTTCGGCCAGCCATATTCGGCCGTGCGCCGCCGCCGCTCGGCCTCGGCCATCTCACCGCCCGCGGCCAGAAGCTGCTGCAAATACCGGGTTGGCGGCGGGAAATGGCCATAGGGCTCGCGCATCAGATCGGCGAACCTCAATGCGCCCCAGGCCTTGCCGTAAGGCCGCGCCAAGACGCTCGATGCGCCACTTGAGCGCAAAGCCTTTTCGGAGAGTTTTTCCCAGCGCTTTTCCCGCAGGTAGACGGCAAAGGTGCAAAAGATCTTGCGCCCGCTGGCCTTCACCTCGTGGACATAAACCGCCATCAGGCCGGCCGCTTTCTCCCGATCGGACTCCGCAAGCGCAAACCATTCCTTTTCCGCCGCGTCTTCGCTGTCACTGACAAAGGTCGGCCAATCCTTGTGGGCTTTTTTGAACCGCCGTTTCCAGGTGTCGGGAGACACATCAAGGCCATGTCTAGATTTTGGACTCGGATCTTGAGCCGACTGCCCGGCTTGGCCACGTTCCGGCTCTGCCCCATGTCCAGAATTTGGACACGGGTCGTTCGCGCCCGCACTCGCGCGCTCTCTCTCAATTGATGGTTCTATTGGTGGTTCTATGGTGGTTTGGGTGACACCCTGACACCCTTTTTTGTCGTCAGTGTCACCCTTATCCGACACGGTGTCACCCTTAACCGCAGCCAAGGGCGACACACAGTCACCCTTATTTGCCCCGCTTTCACCGGCATTTTTTACAGGTGTTTCACGGGCCTTATCCCCCCAAACAGCCTCCGGCACCGCCTTCAAAACGTCCATATCGAAGTCATATCGCCGCGTGTCGGACGGCCCCCTGCCACCTTCACTGACGATCTTCAACAGCCCTTCTTTCACGAAATCTGCCAAGGTCCGCTGAACTGTTCGAGTAGATGTGTCACATTGCGCAGCTATCCGCTCGACAGACGGCCAGATGCCGCGCCCGTCATCATCTGCATGGTCGGCCAAACGCGCGGCAATCAGCTTGCGCGTCATACTGCCGAATTGCGCCTCCCAGACCAGTGATGAACATTTGTTGCTCATTCAGCGCCCTCCATGGACATGCGCGGCAACGCAGACACTTCTGCCGGCTGATTGAGTTCGTTAGTTGGGAAATCAATGGCCAGAGTGATGGTCATCACCGGCCCGAAGCGGACCTCGATCAACCCCTTGCTGCGCAGCTCCATCAGCGCCATCCAGAGCGATATTGCATCCAGCTCCAGGTGATCGGCCAGCGCGGCAAAAGCCAGCTGAAACGCACCGCTCTCATGATGCGCCGCCAGCGCCAACAGCACCTGCCGCCGCAAACAAGGATTGGGCCACACCAGCGCATCCGCCGCCCGCACGGCCCACTCTTCCGCCGCGGCGCTCATACCGCCTCGCTTTGCCAGAAAGGCTTGATTTTCAGCAATGAATCAGATCGGTTGCAGCGATAATGGAGAACAACTTTATGAACAAAAACATTGACCAGCCGGTGATGGCCATGTTTGCAACGCTTGGCCTTTTGCTCCTCCTCGTCGTTGTCATAAACTGGCCAGAAATCACGCTCTGGGTATCGGCCGAGTGCAATGGCACAGGCTGGTATTGCCTCATCCATACATGGCAGGATTTGCTTGCCGGCCTCTTCGTGATTTTCGCAGCCTATCTCGGCTGGGTACAAGTCAAAAAACAGATCCAGGCAAACGAGGAACAAGTTCAGCGCCAGATAAGAGCCAACGAAGTTCAACAAGAGAAAACAAGGAATATAACCAGGTATCAAAGTGCGATGGAGATGCTGACGAAAACCGATGGAACAAGTTTCTTGATTGCTGCAAACTTGTGCTGCGACGCCATCGACAATGAACCAGATGTATATTTTCTGACATGCATGGAGCTGCTTCACAGGGCGCTGGTCGATTTGCGCGCAAAGAATGCACAATACTGGAGAATGGTTCCGCCGGCCCTCGAAAGGATTGCAAGTTGTCGAGCGAAACACCGCAAACTTGAAATTGAAGAAATGCAGCGCACAAGTAAGCTTTTCCTCTACGACCTTACACAGATTAATTTCGCTCAATTGCCGCTTGGTCGCGCAGATTTTTCCCGGTGCGCTCTTGCAGGCGCTGACTTCCAGGGCTGTATTTTGAATGGTGTTGATTTTTCGAATAGCGAATTGAGTGGCGCTGTATTTACGAAAGCAATTCTCAACCAGCAAACAAAGTTCACAGGTGCCAGGGCGTTGCGCCAGCTCCCGCCGAGAGGCCTCCAACAACCGTATAAAGGTGCGATCACTCCCTACTAAGCCTGCCTCGATGCGGGAACAGACGTATCCATAAATCATGCCGCCCCCGCCCCGCCGAAAGGCTTGATTGCACGTGGAAAACCTGCTCGGTTGCGCGTGGGAAAAGGAACCACTGAGCTATGAGCGACGGAAACAGGCGCGACTGGATACGCGCCGGATTTGCAGGTGCAGCCCTGCTTTTGATCACAGCCGTGATCGACACCGGCGGCATCCCTTATGTCAGCGAAAAAGTATGCGAGGAAACAGATGGCCGGAGCCTGTGGTGCTATGCCTATGCCTGGCAGACACTGATTGCAGGCATGGTAGCGTTTGCAGGTGCATTCATCACCGTTCGCTACATGCGACGGGAACGGCGCACAGAAGTCATCATCGAAGTAGGGCGAATAATCGACCAGGCCCAAGCAACCATCGACAGCCTGAACGCATCGCGACGCAGCATCGCCAACCTGCAAAATGCGATTGTTGCCGAGAACCAGAAAATCCCTCGGCATATTCTTAATATTTTGGCGTGGGAAGGCTCCAACATTTCTCAGGATGCCTCCGCGGTATTGCACAATAAGGTTCGTGAAACCTGGAACGTGTTGCAACAGACACAAAGAATAGCGGCATCTAATTCGGCCCAACAAATGCTCACAATAGATGATGCAGATGGGTTTGCAGTCGCGATCAATAAGATCGATCAAACAATTGCAGCGATTGAAAACGAACTGATCGAGCCGCTGATTGCGGACCTTAGAAAGGCAGGACTTTTGATCCAAAGGGATGAAAATGGGCTGTACCGGTATGACAGGAAAACAGGCCCAAAGTTGTAAAATGCCTGTCGCTATCATAGCTGCGCCTCCCGGTTCTTCTCCAACCGCGCGGCGTATTTCAGCAAAACATCGCCATGGCAGGGCGCATCCAATGCGCACCAGCAGGCAACGTCCTTTCCGATCAGCTCATGAACGGGCAGCGTCGGGATCGTGAAAAACTCGAAACACTGGCAGGCGTCTTCCGCGTCCATTTTTTGGCCCGGCATGCCCGGCAGATCCGCGCCGACCCTGAAGGGATTTCCGAATTTGGTGGTACGATCGACGATCACCGCGCCCGGCGCGTCACACCGCCACGGCCTGTCCCGCCGCATCTGAATTCGCTTCGGCATTTGATGTTTCCTTATCAAGTCCGCAATTCTTTGGTTTTTCGGGATAAGTCCGCCGCAGCCATTCTCTGACCTGCACTGGCGGGAAGTCGGGGTGTGACCAAGACCGGCACAACAGCCGCTCCTGAACTTGGAGCAACCGCCCCTCTTCGTACCGCCGCTGCGCAACTTCGATATCAGTGGCGGAAAATGGCGCGCCATAGAACGGATTGCGGCTAAAGAAACTCTCAGGTGTTTCGCACGCTATGCGGCAGCTTATGGAATCATGATCCAGCGGCCGCCCGCCAAGCGCGTCCAGAAAGCCGAGCCGAAAGGCGGGATGGCAGACGCACGAAAACGCATCCCGATAGTTGTCGAGAACATCGCGCCGGGGCTTGTTCGGCTTCGCGCTCATGCCGCCACCGCCTTGCTTTGGCTTTGGAATCTCGGCAAGTTGCGCGGAATGGGGGAAACAACTTGATGCCACTCAAATCGCCAGAAAACCGCTTTACGGTTGGCTTCATTATCGCGGTCTTTGCTTGCTTTGTGATCGTGATCCTGGCTGCAAAGGGCGACGCCCATCCCGCTTGGGTTTGGCTCCACAAGTGGCAAACGCTTGTCGGCGGCAGCTTCGCTTTGATTGCGGCGACCACCGCGTGGACGGCTGCGAAAAATCAAATTAGGCACGCAAAAGAGACCTTTGCGGCAACACGAATTGAAGAGCTTGATCGGCGTTGCGCCGATGTTGAATGGCTCCTCGATACTGCCGCCACTCATTTGGAGCTGGCATCGCAACTGCTTGAGGCACTGCCAACTGCGACACCGCAACGAATAAAAGAACTCTTCGACGCAGCATCTAAGCGTACATTCACGGCGGTTTGCACGACGCACCCCAACCTGCCGTTGAAAGTTCAAATGTGGGTCGATCAAGCCAATCATGCGGGGGAAAGCGTCCAGAAGATTTCCGCTATGACGCTGGAGCAGATTGACCGTATTTTGCAGAACCCCGATGGAAGAGGTGGACTGATCACGGTGGCGCAAGAGAGGGTTAGCGCCCTGACCCAACTGAGAGATAGCTTGCGCACAGAAAGCCAATACCTGCGCAACACAATCGACCACCTTCGGAATTACTAGCCTCATACCGCCCCCGCGCCGTCGCCAGGCCCGGCCATGCCAAGCGCCTGCTCATAAAGGGCAAGAACGGAATCCTCTTCCTCGCGCTGGTGCGGCTGCTTGCGCCGCCGGGCGATGACCTGCTTGAGGATCTTCACATCAAAGCCATTTGCCTTGGCCTCGGCATAGACATCCTTTTTGTCATCGCTCAGCGCCCGGCCCTCTTCCTCCAGCCGCTCGATGCGTTCAACGAAGGCGCGCAGCTGATCGGCCGCGACACCACCCGGATCCGTCATGGATTAAGCTCCTATGGCTTGTGTCAAAATCTCGCTCGGAGCGTCGTCCGGCGTTGCGCCGAGCGGCCAAAAGCGCGTTCCAGCGCCGGCCTCCGCATCGACCAAAGAGAAGCGGTACCAACCGCAGTCATCCATCGCGCTGTCGCGCGTGTGCGGGATCCATTTCAGGCGCGGACACGGCACGAAATCGGTGCAGATCCGCATCAGACGCGCCGCCTGCCCGGTCTGTTTCCAAGCCGCATCAAACAGAAGCCAGGTCGGCGCCAGCTGCGCGAAGCGCAAAATCATCGGATGCAGAAGGTCGCGCGCCCACGGCGGGTTTGTGATGATGGCGTCCGCCCCGTTCAAATCGGCCAAGGTAAGCTGCCGGGCATCGCGGGCAATCACATGGCCCTGCCCACCCGGCAGCTCGGGGTCCACCTTCCGCGTCATCTTGGGATCGATGTCATATCGCCCGACACAGCGGATCCCGCCGCGCGTGATCTGGCCTGTCAGATCGCCCCAGCCCCAGCACGGCTCAACAAAGGTCCGGATCCGATCACGCCGCAAGAACGGCAGAACAGCCGCTCCGCCGCGCACGTCGATCGTCCGGTAAAGATCCTTTGGAACCCGTTTGAAGTTGGAGCGCTTGCCCATCGCCTAGACCGCCCCTTGCAGGAACGTCCAGACCATCGGCAGGCTCGACAAGCAGCACCAGCGGCAGGCCCGCAGGCACCGCACGATTTCCGCCTGGCGAACGGCACCGGAAAGTACAGGCAGCTGCATCAGGTAGACCAGCGCCCAATATCCGGAAAAGGACATGAAAGCCGTCGACACGGCCAGAAACAGAAGAAACCAGGTCATTCGGCAGTCTCCGTTAACTTTTGTCCCGAGGGGGTATTCGCGTGAAACAGGCAGACGAAGTCGCGCGGATCGATCTGGTAGAAAGCGCCCAGGATCACGACCGCATCGGCGGTGACATAGCCGTCCGCATGGCCGCGCTCGGCCCGGGAAATGGTGGACCTGGAAACGCCGGTCAGCTCCGTGACCGTGCGCATGGCCAGACCGCGCCTGCGCCGTGCAGCCTCGAGCGCCGCGCCGAGTTTCTTCCGGTCAAGCGCGCTCATGAGGACAGTCCCTCTCCTTGAACCGCCGCCGCAGCTCTTCCGGTTCGAACGGCGCAATGCCGCCGCCCGGCCCGCGTTCGAAGGCGTCGGTCGGGTCCGCGACCAGGACCGGCGCACCGTGTTTCGGGACGAACTTCAAGCCGCACCAGCGCGCCATCCGGCTCTGCGTTTCGTGGGTGGAAAACCCGCCGCCGAGCGTGGCGCGGACCTTCTGCAGGTCCACTTTCGTTGCGCCGGCGATCAGCTCCGCCGCCGCGCTGAAAGTGGCCGGCCAGCCTTCCTGGCGCAGACGGTGCTGCGCGCGCGCCCACAAGAAAAGCCGCAGATTTTGCCGGAAGGTCATCATCACCGCGCCCGCTGCTGCCCATTGACTGAATTGGCCGCTGTCGGCGTGTGAAAGACGGTCCGCGCGCGCGGGGGCGTGTGCAGGCGCTCACAACAGGACGCGCAATAGCTCTGCCCCGGTTTGGCCGGAGCGCCGCAAAAAAACTTGGTCTCAAGCCCTTGGGCGCTGTCATCCCACAAGGGCGCGCGGCACATCGTGTTTTTCAGATCAAACAGCGTCACGCCGCCGGCTTGCCGACCGGCGATCGGCGCAAGCGGAATTTTCGGCAGGACGGGTGGTTTTGGTTTGGCGATCGGCATGCGCGCCCGCGCCCGCGCAACAGCGGCCGCCCGCTCCAGCGTCTGCCGGCGCTGCCTGGCATCAATCACCAGCCTCTGTTTATCCAGCTTGTGCCGGGAAATCACACCGCGCACCTGGTTGGCACCGATCGTGCCATAGGTGATCGACAACGCCTCGGCGATTTCCTGCACGTTGCGTCCGCGGATCAAGAGGTCCAGCACCGCCTCGCGTTTTTGAAGCGAGGTCAGCATTTCCCAAGTGATCGGCACGAAGGTTTCAGCCAGGCTCATGGGCGGGCTCCTGTTTTCTGTTTGGAAAGTTGGCGAAGGACGTTGGCCGCCTCATCGAGCGAAGCGGCTTCGGCGCGATAGCTGGTTGCAAAACTTGCGGCATCACTCGGGGGCGCCCCGGCATCGGCGGCGACCGCATCCAGTTTTTCAACGGTGACAGCAACGCTCTCGCGGTTGGCCGCCAATAGGCGCAGGTTAGCTGCCAGCACATCCAGCTCACGACTGGAGTAATCGGATAAGCGCCGGCTCATTCCGCAGCCTCCGCATCAATTTTCATGAGGTCCTGGCGCAAGGCCGCAAAATCATTCATCACCGCCGTGATTTGCGGCAGCGCTTGGTCCTTGAACTCGGCCGTCGATAGGTCCGCCGCCAAATGACCGCTAATCAGAGAGGACATAGACCAAAGTCGGCGACCGACTGCCGCCAACTCCAACTGCTGCGCGGTGTTTGAGCGTTCCGGTTCCGGAACGCGCACGAACGTGCCTCCGGCTAACTCACAGAGCGCCATCAAAAGCGGCGCAACCTCCCCGCGGTCGCGGCAGTCAAGCATCAGGTCCGCCAGGACATCGACCGGCATGTGCGAGTCCTTGTGCCGCTCGTTGCCGGTGTTGGCGTAATCGGACAATGTGTTTCGCCCGACTCGCGTGACCATCGCAGCACTGTCTTGGCCGCCGCACATTTGCACCGTTCTTTGTGCTGCCAGCTTGAGCTGCCGGCGCGCCGCGTCCGAAGTCGGCCGACCGCTCATGAGCCCACCCCGCAATTTTCTGATGTTTTGCGGGATGACGGAACATCGCCAGTTGTGAATGATTGGACTGGATAGAGATCAGGACGGATCAAATGACACGGAAGGTTCAATGCCAGAGACACCGCCCACACGCGTTCAGCCGGCACTCGGCGCCATTGCGATATGGCTTGCGGAGTAACCCTGCCCTCAAGCCGGCGCGACAATTCAGTCGGACCCGCTTTATCCAGAACGGCCTGGAGACCTTTGTCGCGCTTGCTTTCCATAATGACAGATTGAAAGCATTACTTTCATGTTGATGCAAGCGCAAATTTCATCGACTGGCTTTCCAGAACGAGTCAAAATGGAAAGCATGGACACTACAGGCGACAGAATTATCCACATTCGCAAACGACTTGGCCTCAGTCAGGCCGAGTTTGCGGACCGCATTTCTATAACGCGAGGCGCTGTGGGTAATTGGGAACGAAACAAAGGCATCTCGAAAAAGAACCTGGAGCGGATCGCAAGTACATTCGGATGCAGCCTCGACTGGCTTCTGAGCGGTAAGGGCCAACCTTTCCCCGAAGGCAGTCAATATGACGCAGAAGAAGAACTAATCCTTGGACAGAAACTAGACCGCACGCTGTTTCAAGTCGCTCATGATATGGCCCGCCGCTTTGAACAAACACAACTTAAAGGCCTAGCTTCCTTCGATGACTTTACATTTTTAGTTGAAAAATACTACGATGAGTTGTTAGCAAGAAAAGCACAATTTGAAAACGGGTCGAAAGAGGACCATTAACAGTCTTCAGGGGAAGTTCATTGCGTAACAGGGATGGAGATAAACTGGATGAGGTTCTCTCGATCCTCAGAAGCCAGGGCGCAGGGATCGGCGCCACAGCTTTTTGCAACAGCCTTTTTGGTCACAACAGAATGGACAAGTTAACTCCGGAAGAAAGAGACCAACTAACAGTGGTTATCCGCGAAAAGATGCTGGAGGCTTCATTGTCTACAGGAGTTCGCATAACCCAGCATCAAAGGCCCATCACGATCCAATGAATACCAATTTTGTCGAAAACCGGCCTGTCCAAGAATTGGAGCGCGGATTATCCGATGATTTTGGCCAGTTGTTTTACAAACACTGGAAAGACGCCAATGGAGCGATGCCGGACGAAGACTCCGTAATCGCAAAACACATAGAAAAATTCGTAATTCTAAACACAATCGAAAATACTGAAGACAGCCCAGAAATACTATCTGTCGGCGCAGACACACTGTTGGCTGAACTCATACCGCAAACCGCGGATCCACGCCTATCCAGCGCACGAAAAGAAATCGAGCCCGGATACAGGCGTTTTGTTCGGCAATCCTATGTAAGAGCGTCCGCAGGCGAGGCACGTTATGATGTGATCGGCAGCAACTACTTGTTGCCGGGCGGGATTGAGTGGTTGAAAATCGAGCGCGTCCTGCTGCCATACACAAGCCCGACCGGGCTGCGCTGGATCTTCTGCTATTCTATTCTTCGAGAAAAGAAGCTGTCCAAAAATCAACCTGGTCAGCTAGTCGAGAAAGAGTGTTCGCCATTAACCATAGATCCGGATCAATTGTGGATGGCTCCCTTTTCCACCTGATGCCCGGATGCACTTCCGAAAAACCACATTTGTAGCTGAATCCGCGCTCCAAGAAAGCAGGACGCACCCAAGCATAATAATATCCCGCGGATTGCCATTCCATCAGAGATAACAAAAGAATAGCAGGAGAAAAAAGTGCTGCGACCCCTTCTGCAGGATGCTCGTCGCACACCCACATCTCACCGAGATAAACAATGTCGCCCTTTACTTCTTGGGCGTATCGATACTGCGCTTTTGCAAGACGCGCTGGCCGACCGCCTGCACTCGGATAGCACCTCTGCCAATATTCCCGCCAGTAATCTGCGAGTGTCCAAGAGCCAAGTACATCAAGCCGAGCAGCCGCCAGCGCGACCAATTCACCTTTTGAATTGTAGCCACCTAGCCAGAACGCTTGCACCGGGGAATAAGTATTCAGGTTCCTACGAAAGTGCTCAGTAAGCGCTTTCTTTCCAGTTTTCCGGACGGCTTTTTCCAGATCCCCAAAATCCCTAGAAACCTGTAAAATAATATCTTTTTCTCGTAACTTCTCGAAAAACGCAGACAGAAGCCGGCTGACCTTAAGCCTGTCAATTTCCATGACGCACCCCGCAAAACTCGGAATACTTTTAATCTTTTGCCAAAGACGGGCAAGTTTTTGAACCTTCTCCGCTTGCATCAAAATGAAAGCTATGCTTTCAATATATGGAAAGTGCTTTCTGGGTGTTTGTGGCATTTGAATTTAATCACTTAGCAAGACAACCACTTTCCCCAAGCCCGCCATAGGGGAAAAGAGCGGGCGACCGGCCCCACAGCCGGCGCCCGCATCCACCAAACGAAAGGAGGCCGCCATGAGTGCGATCCCCAAGGATTTTCAAGAAGCGGAACTTGCTGGCGCACTCCCCATCGACCCGGAAACGGGCCAGCTAGGTATTGTTCTGATCAGCGGCGGCGACACACGCCTGCGTGTGACGCTTCAGCGAAAAGACGTCTTGTTGCTCAAGAATGCGCTAGACGGATTTCAGACCGGAGAATTGAACCGGACAAATTGCCAATCGGAAAAATCGTCCGGCAAATCCAGATCGGCCGGCCACACACCGTTGGACGGCATGAAGGTGCTGCCGCCAACCAGCTCTTCGAGCGCAATCAAGGGGGAATGATACGCGCCAAGGTGCTCATCTTCAAAAAATGGCGCCCAATACCCGTCATGAAACCGGATGGAGAATTCTCCGACCCGGGTATCAATGCGCCAATAACCATCTATCCGCTGCTGCATCGCAATCAACCTTAAAGTGCGTTTTCGCATTCGTTACACGCCCAGGACGGCGACACAAGTTGGAGCACATACGGACATGCCAGACACAAACGACACAGCGGCTCTTGATGATCGGTTGGAGGCGCTGGAAGCACGCGTAAAGGAGCTGGAAGCCTTCAAAGCGCGCCGCGAAGCCTGCCTAGCAAAAGCGCGCGAACCGATCGGCCCGCTGCCAAAGTTTTCCATTGATCCGTTTTGGGTAATGGATCCCAGCGATTTCCACTCAGAGCGCTTGAAGAAAAAAAGCAGCGAAACCGTTAAGGGTGACGGTCAATGACCAGAAACAGCTGCCGGATCGCTTCGTTGCACTCTGCCCGCAGACCTGCGGCCGGATCTTCTTCGTCACCGAAGTTTTCTTCGTACCACGCAACACGCTCATCGACATGGCCTTCCAGCCGCCGCTTCCACTCGGATATGTCGTCGTCGCGGAGGTCGCCCGTTTGCGCAATTTTCTTGAAGGCAAGGCCGAGCGCGAAGGTATGCAAGGAACCAAGTTCAGCCATCCGCTTAATCGCGTGTTTACTCCAGTCCAAATGGCTTTCAAGCCGTTCAACACGCGCCTTTAACTCTTCCAGTTCGCTCTCTGCCATTCTCTTGCCTTTCCCGGGTTTGGCTGATCAGGGCGACAAAGAGCGCGCCGGTGATGCCAACACTGGCGCGCTCCCAAACAGTCACAACTGTGCAGCCTCAGACTTTCAATCTCAGGATGCAAGCCATTCCGGCAAAGCCTTGGTAGCGTTTCCCCAAAACACACAACCGGGAGATGAACCAATGACAGCCAGCATTAAAAACACCAACAGCGCTATAGCGATCCTAGAGCGGACGATTGACGAGTTCCAAAGATACCCGGACGCGCCCACGGTTTTGACCAAGGGCTTCCATCTGGCGACCTTGATGGACTCGGTGAGGAAATGCCTGGCAAGCCTGTCCGCCCAAGTCCGTTTTTATAACAGCGCGAAGGCGACCACACGCGCGATTGCCGTTCGCCGGAAAGACGGCGCAGACGAGTATGTTTCAGGCCTCGACCTTGAGGCCCTGCGCCTGCCGCTGCCGAACCTGGAGCAAGATTTTGTCATCTATGGCAAGCCGGACGCCTTGCGCGCCGTTGCCGTTGCGCTAACCGATCGCGGCTGGCCATCGAATGGCCCGGCACCGCTGAACGCGCTGGCGCAGGAGCTTGCGGAAACCGCAATCAAAGATTGGAAGGATCCGGATCGATGTCCTATGCCGTCACAAACCTGATCCAGGCGACCGCGCCTTACGCGCTTCTATGCCTTGCCGGCCTCTGCCTGGCCGCAACCCTCATCGCCGAGCGCCGCCGTCAGAAGGCGAACGCCGGCAAAAAAGCTTCGGTCCAGTCTTTCGGGATCTGGCCGGAGGCGGAGGACGTTCCCCCTCTGATTACCCGTCTATGCGCTTATCTCCTCCCAAGCGCGACGTCACGTCGGGTAAAACTTGGCCCTGCCCGCACCTTCTCCCGAGGGGCAGGGCCACTTTTCTTGATTTCCAAAGATCGCAAGGCATGACCATGACCGCAGACGGCTTCATCGCTCAGCCCTCGATCCATATGGCTCGCATTCGCCTGACAATATCGCAGGCTCTAATCGAGCTGGAAAAGGCCGCACAAGAGGCCGACTGCGCCGACAAGCACGCCCTCGCCCGAGATATCCGCGCCATTGGCAACAACCTGGAACGCGTTGCCGAAATGCGCCTAAAACCGCACGGCCCCATCAGCGATGTCTGCGGCACCAGCACGGCGAAGGCGAACACGCCCGCCGGGCACCCACAAAGCAAGGGCATGTGACCATGAACACGGCGGCAACATTCAAGCAGGTTGACGTGACGCGCGCGATCAAGGCTGTTGTCGGCGCGGGGCAGTCCGTCCAGGAAATAGAAATCACGCGCGACGGCGCGATCCGCATCATTGTGAACAATGAAAACAGGCTTGCAAAGGGACCGGAGCCCGACCTTTAATGGCCCCTATGCCAAAACCCCGCCTGCCATTCCTACGCCGTGAAAAAAGCCGACATGGCAAAACGAAGTGGTATTTCCGCGCTGGCAACGGCCCGCGGATCCGCCTGCCGGACACGTATAGCACCTTGCCCGGCTCCGAATTTATGGAAGCCTACAACGCCGCGCTTGGAGCCCCGCAAGACCCGTCAAAACCACGATCCAGATACGCTCAAAACACTTTGGGCTGGTTGTTGGACCAATACCAGCAAAGCGTCAAATTCGCCAACCTGGCGCGCGAGACACGCGATCAACGCACAACGATTATCAAGAACATCCTGGCGAAAAATTCCGCAACCCGCTTAACAGACATCACGGAAAGATCCGTCCGCCGCGGCCGAGAAAAACGCGCGGCAACACCCGCAGCAGCCAACAACTGGCTCAAAACCATGAGAGCAGCTTTTTCATGGGGTGTTGACAGCGGATTGCTCGATGGCGTGATCGACACCGACCCCACAGCCAATGTCAAAAGCCTGTCAACGAAATCGACCGGCTACCACACCTGGACGGTTGAAGAGATCGAAGCTTTCGAGACCCGTTGGCCGCTTGGGACAAAGGCGCGGCTCGCCCTGGACTTGATGCTCTACACCGGGCTGCGCCGGAATGACGCTTACCGGGTCGGGCTCCAGCACATCAAGGACGGCGAAATCCACATCAAGACGCAAAAAGAAAGTGTCTGGGTTTACCTGCCGATCCTTCCCCCGCTTCAACACTCAATTGACGCCGCGCAGACCGGCAACCTCACCTTAATGACCACGCACACCGGCCAGCCCTTCAAGACAAACAAAACCTTTGGGGAGTGGTTCGTAAAGCGCTGCCGGGAGGCGGGAGTGCCAGGTACGGCGCATGGTCTGCGAAAGGCCGGTGCAGTTTTGGCTGCAGAACGCGGCGCGACAGTCCATCAAATGATGGCGATCTTCGGCTGGAAGTCAGAACAGATGCCAACCCGTTACACCGAGGCGGCAAACCGCAAAAAAATGGGCCTCGAACACGGGCAGTTTTTGGACAGAAAATGA